TATGATAATGAAACATTAGATGATGATGAAATCAACATGGCTAAGAAGAGTATGTCTACTCATGCTTTCCAACAAGAGTTTATGGCTTCCTTTAAGAACCAAGGTTCTGAGATGTTCAAAGAAGACTGGCTCAACTTTGGTAAAAAACCTGAAGGCGCTGGAGACTACTACGTTGCCATTGACCTCGCAGGATTCCAAGATGTATCCAAAGCCAAAGGTAACACCTCACGTTTAGATCAATCAGCTATATCCATTGTATGGGTGTCAGAAGAAGGTTGGTTTGTTGAGGATATCGTATATGGTCGCTGGACTCTGGATGAGACAGCTAATAAAATCTTTGATGTTGTCAAAACGTATAGACCTTTAAGCATAGGTATCGAGAAAGGTATATCTAAACAAGCAGTAATGTCTCCACTCATGGATCGAATGAAGAGACAGAATACTTACTTCCGTGTAGAAGAGTTGACGCATGGTAATCAAAAGAAGACCGATAGAATCATGTGGGCACTCCAAGGACGCTTTGAACATGGTCGTATCACTTTAAATACTAAAAAGAAGGAATGGCACTCTGTCTTCCTAGATCAACTTTTTCAATTCCCTGACCCTCTAACCCATGACGATTTAATAGACTCTTTAGCCTATATAGATCAACTAGCCAAGGTAAGCTATGTGGGTAACTTTGAAGAGTGGGATGACCACTTAACCCTAGATAGCATTAGCGGATACTAACTTATGAGAATGGCAGACAACAACGAAAGCACAGACCCTATCATCATCGAACAGAACCTACAAGACTGGGTTATGACTAAGGTAGATGACTGGGCTGATTATTACGAACAGAATTATGCAAAGAAGCACCAAGAATACTATCGCCTCTGGCGTGGACAATGGGCTGCTGAAGATAAGACTAGGCAAGCAGAGCGTTCACAGATCATTGCACCAGCACTACAGCAGGCCGTAGAGTCTAACGTAGCTGAGATAGAAGAGGCCACCTTTGGTCGTGGTAACTTCTTTGATATTAAAGATAACATGGGCGACACAGAGACTGAGGACATTGGCTTCTTACGTAACAAGCTCCATGAGGACTTCGCTATCGCTAAGATACGCAGGGACATTAGTGAGTGTTTGATTAACTCAGCAGTCTTTGGTAATGGCATAGGTGAAGTAGTCCTAGAAGAAATTAAAGAAATGAAGCCAGCTACTGAGCCTGTCATGGACGGTGCTATGGAGGCTGTAGGAGTTAACGTAACAAACCGTACTATTGTACGCTTACGTCCTATCCTTCCTCAGAACTTCCGTATCGACCCTACAGCAGCTAATATTGAGGAAGCCCTCGGTGTTGCTATAGATGAGTTTGTTGGTTCACATATCGTTGAACAATTACAAGAGTCTGGTGTCTATCGTGAAGGCTACATAGGTACAGCTAATGATGAGTTTGAATTAGAGGCTGATCAAGACCTAACTGTTTATCAAGATGATAAGACACGCCTAACTAAGTATTATGGTTTAGTTCCTAGGCATCTCCTAGAAGATGAGATGGATGATCCTGATATGATCAGTTCAGAAGATAAGGATAGCTACTACATTGAAGCATGTGTAGTAATAGCTAACAAAGGTACTATCCTCAAAGCTGAACCTAGTCCGTTTATGATGAAAGATCGTCCAGTAGTTGCATTCCCTTGGGATGTAGTTCCTAGTCGCTTCTATGGTCGTGGCGTATGTGAGAAGGGCTACAATAGCCAGAAGGCTTTAGATGCCGAGCTAAGGGCACGTATAGACGCTCTAGCACTCACAGTACACCCTATGCTTGCTATGGACGCTACACGCATCCCTAGAGGCACTAAGCCCGAGATACGCGCTGGTAAGCTACTACTCACTAATGGCGACCCACGGGAAATCATTAATCCATTCAACTTTGGTAATGTCTCACAGATAACCTTTGCTCAAGCACAGGCTCTACAGACAATGGTACAGCAATCCACTGGTGCTGCTGATTCCTCAGGTGTTGGTGGTCAGATCAACGGTGAAGCTACTGCCGCTGGTATCTCAATGTCCTTAGGTGCAATCATTAAGCGTCACAAGCGTACATTGATTAACTTCCAAGAGTCATTCCTGATACCTTTCGTATCTAAAGCAGCATGGCGTTACATGCAGTTTGCTCCTGACCTTTACCCTGTATCAGACTATAAGTTCAATGCTACATCCACTCTAGGTATTGTTGCCAGAGAATATGAAGTTAGTCAACTTGTACAACTACTACAGACTATGGGCAAGGACACTCCTTACTATCCAGTAATGCTTAAGTCTATCGTAGATAATATGAATGTATCTAACCGTGAAGAATTGATTGCTCTTATTGATAAGGCATCACAACCTAACCCCGAAGCTCAACAAGCTCAACAAGAAGCTCAACAAGCTGAGATGGCCTTTAAAGCCTCACAGACTGCTGCACTTAATGAACAAGCTAATGAGTCTAAGATGCGTGCACATAAGCTGCATGAGGAAGCTCTGGCAGTACCTAAGGAACTTGAGATAGCTCACATGAAAGCTGTCACAACTAACCTACAGGCTGGCACTGAAGATGACAAGGAGTTTGAACGTAGACTACGCGTCTCTGAAGGCATGCTAAAGGAGCGTGAGGTGCAGTTAAAAGAACGAATAGCTACGCAAGGCTCTGCGCCAAACGTTGCGGAGAACGCCTTAATGGAGCGCCTAGCGCCTACTGTAGCCGAGGGGCCACCAGAGGTATTTGAATGATAATTAACTTAACTAAGGAATAACCAACATGGTATCTCAGCGTGACCTCAACAAAGTAGTTGAACAAGTCAATAGTAGCTACAAACTAATGATGGATAAGATAAGTACCCTAGAAGCTCAAGTAGCCTCCTTAACACAAAAGGAAGCGAAAGTAAAGAAATAACTTGACTTTTTAAGCATAATATGTTAATATAAGGTATAAGCATGACAGAACGAGAACTAGAACTATACTTCAGACAGATGAATGACCTCTTTCGTACAGAAGGTTGGCAAACATTCATAACTGATCTAAAGGCCAATAGTGCTAATATTGATTCTATCGAAGGTGCCAAGGACAACAATGATCTTTACTTCCGTAAGGGTCAATTGAACATCATTGGCGCTATCCTCAATCTTGAAGAGACTACACGTTTCGGACAAGAAGAATCCCAAAGGTCATTAGACGATGTTTAAAATGTATGACTACAAATGTGCCTTAGGGCATATCAATGAACACTTGGTCAAAGGTTCCCCAGACACACAATTGTGTAAAACCTGTGGTATCGAAGCGACCAGACAACTTTGCTCACCTACCTCTTATCTTGAACCCTTCTCTGGCGACTTCGCTGGAGCATCTATCAAATGGGCCAAGCAACATGAGAAAGGAAGGGCACAAGCAGAGAAAGCCAACTCCTAATACTAGGAAGCTTTCATTTTCAATCTCTCCACAATACTAAGGTACGGAGTTTAATATGGCAGCAGTAATCCTCGATGAGGAATTAAGTAATGAGCGTTTTGATAGTTTAGATGACATGGCTACAGATGTAGAGTCACATGAGGAACCTTCGCAAGAGGCAACACCTGATGAGGCACCAGCACCTGAAGCAGTCCCTGATAAGTACAGCGGTAAGTCGTTAGAAGATGTAGTTAGGATGCACCAAGAGGCTGAGAAGCTCCTAGGTCGTCAAAGCTCAGAAGTAGGTGACTTACGTAATGTAGTCGATAGCTATATCAACACACAACTCAGTGATAATCAAGCTCAACAGCATGATGATTCACAAGACGAAGAATTAGATTTTTATTCTGATCCTGAAAGAGCAATGGAACGAGCGATAGACAATCATCCGTCCGTTAAAGCAGCAGCAGAGTCCTCACGCGCTTATAAACAGCAGACGTCAATGGCCCTTCTGAAAGAGAACCATCCAGAGATACCACAGATCATCAATGATCCTAAGTTTGCTGAGTGGGTACAAGCCTCTAAGATACGTACACGTATGTTTGTCCAAGCAGACCAGCACTTTGATGTAGAAGCAGCCGAAGAGATTTTTTCCTTATGGAAGGATCGTACTGGCGCTATCAATCAAACACTTCAGGCTGAGAAAGAAGGAAGACAGAAGGCTGTCAAAGAGGGGTCTATGGGTAGCACACGTGGCAATCCAGACTCTAGCACTTCCAAGAAAATCTACAGACGCGCTGATATTATTAAACTAATGAAAACAGACCCCGAGCGCTACCTAGCGATGTCTGATGATATCCAATTGGCATATCGTGAAAAACGGGTTAAATAAACCTTAAACTT